AGAAAGAGAGGGCGCAGCAGGCGCTTGAGCCTGCTGCCTCATTCTCATAATTTGTTCTCTTCTTTGCTGTTCAGTCATATCTCAAAGCTCTTCCAAGCCATTTAGAATAGCCATAACAGCGTCGTCGTTAGACTTGGTACTCTTTACTTCAGGCTTAGCAACAACCTTAGCTGGACTAGAAGTGGCGACCTTCGCTACGACTTTAGGCGCCTCATACGGTACATCTTCTTCTACGCTTTCAGTAGTCTTAGATTCGACTGGAGCAGGTGCTGAAGCAGCCTCTTGGCCATAGAAATGGACATTAATAACTTCCTTTAACTCTTCTGCAGACTTGTGATCGAGGAAAGTCTGAAGATCGTAAATGTTATTGTATGCCGAGCTAATTTTATCTTCATCAAGACCTTCAATAGCACTAGGGCTAAGGAACTTTGATGCAGTATAGGTAGGGTACTTAGGTGCTCCAGGTTTATCGGAGACAAGCTCAGCTTTAATACGTAAGTTACAACCGTTCTCACTGAGATCAAAAATCTTAGCTCCGTATTCAGCAGCATCATCTCCGCTGATAGCAGATTCAATAATCTTGTTAAGCTGGCGGCCATAACGAAGTACTTTAATAGTACCGTTATTTTCGGGATTCTTAGGATCACTAACTACGTACACATTAACCATCCAGTTTTCTTTACGCTTAAGATGTTCTTTAGCACGATTCTTTTCTTCGTCGCTACCTTCGCGAAGAATCTTAAAATAAAGCTCACTTACAGGGCAACGCTCTCCCCAAGTAGAAGGAGACGTGACACTGAAGTACTTTCCAGTAGAAACACTATTCCAGCCGTGATGGTAGTAGTGAAGAAACGTCTCTGCAGGGTTCTTGACGTTAGGAAGCAAGCGAACTAGATACGTAGCCGGCGCTGCAATTTGCAGAATATTTTTATAGCTAGCTCCATCTCCCTGTTTATTTTTAGCATTTTCGAGCGCGCTCTTAATGCTTTCGAACATATTAGTATTGAATGTAGGTTTCATAATTAGTAGTTTTGAGTGTTTTTAGTTAGTATTTTGAAACCTTCGTCAATTAGGTTCTTTGCTCTAGTAGACATATTCAATCGCAGTTTAAATTTACCAATGCTATTGTGTATGCTCTTTAGGTAAAGCTCCTTATCTTGAAGGTTAAGAGAGTTTATCATAATCTCAAAAGAAGGCAACTTAATCAACACGTAAATGTTAATTAGTTTATTGTTGTAATCAATAATCGGAGTATATGTGTATCCGTTTTTCTCATGACAATAATTTTCAAAAGTAATTTTACGCTCTAAACACGTTAGCCCTATGTGTTTGAGACTCTTCTTTATGTCTTCAATTTGATTAGAAGTATCCGGAGACTCTTCTAATTTCTGTTTCTGTACAGTTGAATAAACTGCAATTGCCTTTTGTGTAGTATAAAATTTTAACGGAAAATGCTGCTCATCTTTGTAGATAGTGTATGGAGCCTGAAAAAATTCTTTTATATTTATCTGTGGAAATTTTTTGAAGAAAAGTTCTAATTTTTTGCAAAGTACTCCGTCAATAGTTGTTTCAAAACCGTCAAAATCTTTCCGTGCTCGCCACGGCTTATTTTGTGATCCGCGGGATACACTTAAGTAGGTATTGTATATATGAGATGCGTTCATTAACCTTCATGATTTTAACACCTCTCGTACTACTTTGCTACGGCATAAATTAGAATTATACCTTAAAAACACTATAAAAGCTTCTTTCTCGTTGTCGATCTGAATTAATTTCATAAATATCTTTTTATAGATATTATTCTTAACTATAAGAGTAAAAACAGCAACACTATTTAATTTTTTGTTGTGTAAAATAGAGCAAAACGAACAGAATTTTAAAATTTCATATTCTGTTTCATCCTTTGTTATACTGTCCAGAGGATTATCTACGACTGCTTGTTCTAAAGCTCCAATTACTCCGGACATATTAGCCTGAAAGAGGGGTTAATTGTTTACTAAATTCCATGAATTTTTCTGAAATTCTGCCTCCAGCAGCATATTCATGACCACCGCCACTGCAAAGAAATTCTGCAAGTTTAGCTAAATTTACATTACAAGTTTTTTTCTTTCTAAATGAAACGTGGGAACTATCTGTATTGACAAAAAACACAATATCTGAATTATACGTTTTAAGAAGATGGTCGCAAACGTCATTAACAAAACGTGTACCCATAGTACCTGTTACGAGTAAATTTTGTTTGCTAATAGAAACAGTGCCCGAATATACCTGTAAATTAGATATAGCTGCGTCTCTGCCAGTAGTGTACTCTTTAATAATGTTTGTTTCTTGTACGGTAAACCCGGTAAAACCATTATAGAAGCGTTCTAAAAATTTATGGGCTTTACTCTTACCTAAACTCTTTTGAGAGTTAGAAAAAGCACAATTAAGATTATATGATTCAGCTAGTTTAAAAGTGTAACTATCATAATCATTAGCAAGAGCAATTAAATATTTTTGCTCGTTGGTAAGTTTAGTAAGCTTGTCTTTAAAATGCAAATAAAGTAATTTTGCACAAGATGTGGTTATAGTTACATTAGTGTTTGCATTTTTATATTTGCTTACATCATGTGTTTCGTGATGATCTATTATAATAGACTTTTTGTTATCAATTAAATCTGAACTCGTACTTGTATCTAGATCTAAGAAGTATACCGCATCATAATTTTCTATACTATTTTCAGCAGCCCAGAGTAAAAATTCTTTTCTAAAATTTGAAACCGTGACGGTCTGAAATTTTATATCGCCAGGGTTAGCTTTAAATGCCCAGTGCAAAACTAAAAGACTAGCTGCTCCGTCTAAATCAGAGTCAGTAAAAACAAATATCTTTTTTGGATCCACTTCAGTATTTAACTAGTTATGAAAGTTTTTCCAGTTTTGCTTCTAAATTTGATATTTCATTTGAATCTTCGCCGTTCTTAGTTAATCCTATATAGTCTTTTTCTTCAGAAAGAGAAAGAGTAGTATAATCAATTCTCATTGCAGTTGCCCCGTGTTTAGGTCCTAAGCGGTTCTTAATACCTCCAACTTTAATAATCCCTAATTCTTGATCACCTTCTTCTTGATGAATAGACCACACCACATCAGCAGTAAATGCTACCCCTAGAGATTCTGAAACTGTATCTAGGCTTGGATTCTCCATACCCTCTCTGTTAGTCTGAATAGCGCTTACTACAGGCATATTAAAGTAATATGACAATGCTCTTAGCTCTTCTGCCGCTGCTTTTCCTTGAGAGTATGAATTATCACCGTCGTTGGATTTAATAAGACCTAAATAATCAATAACTAGCACTTCAGGTTTTATTCCAGCCTTTACAAGAGACTCAATGTAAGCCTTTATACCCCCTACAGTGACACTCTTAGGTGGAAATTCTTTAATAATAAGTTTGCGTTTATGGGTATCTACATTGTCCTTAAAAAACGCCTCTAAAGAAGATGTTTGTTCTTGTATATTATTAATAGGTATCTTTGAAAGGTGACTACTAATTCTTTTAGCATACATCATTTCAGGCATTTCTAGAGAAATTAATACAGTGGTAAGACCTCTTTGAGCCATGTTACTAGCTACGTTACCTAGAAATATACTCTTACCTACGTTGGTAGGACCTAAGAATAAATATAAAGCGCGGCCGTTTTTCATTAGCCCTCCGCCAATTTTGCTATCTATAAAATTCCAGCCTGTAGGTATAACTTCATTCTGTACGCTTAGCTCTCTAATTACTTTCTCATAGTCTCCATAGAAATCTAACCCTATATCGTTAACTAGAGTAATATTACAAGCCCGTTCAAACCAAGTTAAGAACTTCCCGTAATCGGAGCGCTCATTAGTTACATCATCTACAATTTTTAGAACGGTATTGTAAACTGCTCTCTCTTTAAAGAAAATTTCTGTATTAGCAATAAGTTCATCAATGTTAACATTAGTATCGTACTGTTTATAGGTAGTTACAGTTTCTTTAAATAGCTTAAGATCTTCTTCTTTTGATAAATAAGTTTTTATTTCGGTAAGAGTAGGTAGAGCTCTACGTTTAC